AGTTCATCTTTTCGATACAATCAAACATATCATTATATAAAACTATTTCTTGCCCATCTATAAATAATTCTTCTAATCCTTTATCGATATCTAATCTATCCGTCAATACTAATTTACCACAAGCCATACCTTCAAATATTCTTCTTGTAATTTCTTTCCATCTACTATTTTGAATAACCATCAAACCAGTATTTAAAAATTTAGTGTGCTCTTCTGCGTTCATTCCATTTTGATTTCCAATTGCTCCTTCTGCCCAATCCGTAAGATAATCTAAAAATGCTGAACCACCTCTACCTCTACTGGTTACTGCTACATATTTTGCATCTAAATTCATAGGAAACTGAACTGCCGTATCTGCCCAATGTGGAACCCAGTCTGCGTTGATACCACATATTCTATATTCTTCTGCCGATACTTTGTCAGGTGTAATTGTGTAATGAAACCTATTTGCTTTTGGATAATTCCTTTCAAAGTTTTGAGGGTCATCTCCACTTTCTTGAATCCAAAATGCGGTGGGTTTTAAGTTCTTATCTAACCATTTAGAATCAAATCTTCCCCAATCCATAAATAATACAATATCCGTTGGTGTATCTTGTTGAATCCATAATTGTAGTGCAGAATCATCACCATTTGGTATAGATACGATTTCGGTTTCCCACCCTCTTTCTTTAAACTCATTTAATAATGATAATGGTGTTGACCATATTTCATTTGGTTTATGGTCGTATATAAATGTTATTTTCATATTGTATAATCTTCTTTTTTAAAATATGTTCCGTAATCATCATTACTTTCATTATTGTATGGTGAATATGGTTTCCAATCTTTTCCACTTTGAATGAATTCCATTTCAGCTGCAAATCTATTTAATCTTTTAGTTTCTAAATTTATAGTTTTTAAATATGCACCCTTTGCCCACCAAAAATTTCCACTATAAAAATAACCTCTGAATATAGCTCCATATGTATTAAATTCTGTTCTTTCAAATAATTTAAATACATTTTTTACTTTTTCAATGTTAAAATAATTCATAAGATGTCTCCAACTTATTATATTTTTATATCTATTATCGGATTGTTTTGATGCACCCTTTGTATGAATATACAAAATATAATCGGAATCACCAAATTTTTCTGCATCGTTTCTTATCAAATCTAATGTAGTCCATTCATTTCCGTTACTACGAATATCTCTTAAATTTGTTTTTACTTTTTCTAATATAGATGTAGTTGATATATTATTTTCGGCAATAGAAATCCCCACATTCAATATGTAGGGAAAATCAAAGTGTTTTTCTATTAAAGATAGTTGTTCATCTATAATTTCTTCAACACCATCTATCGCATATATGTGATAATATATGTGAACCATTATAAAGTATCGTAGTAGTTATTTTGTTTCTCTTGTCTTTCAATTGTTTTAGGATGTCTAATACAATATATCTCATCCGCTGGAAATGATGTGTATGATTCAAACCCAACTATTCTTTCATGTACTTTATTCATCCAACCAATTTTATCAGAATTTTTGTAGATACGAGTTTGAACATCTGGAAAATTCACCCAACCTTTTTCATTTACATTCCATCCCCATTTTTGAATATGTGCATCGGTCAATCCTTCTACAGTATTAATTCTTGGAACAACAATCATATCCTTATCGGTATTTGCATCCAATAAAGATTCCATATTTACAATTAAATCTGGTTCTAAATATTCATCAGCATCTAATTGAAATATCCAATCACCTTTACATTGTGAGTTCAATAGATTTTTCCATTGAGCAAAGTCGTTATCAAACTCAGATTCTATTAATGTGATGTGGTCTGCTTTTCCTTGTAGTTCCAAATACTCAACCAATTCAATGGGAGCTTTTGGTAAATCTAAAAGGACTACTACTTCCGAATTTTCTTCTTTGTAGTTTAATAATTGTCCTACTAATCTAATCGTTTCTTCGACTTCATTACAAGCCGTTATTGCGTAACTTAATTTCATTAAAATATTTTTTCGTTTGATGTTGTATAACTCCATGCAGAACCACTAGGATAACCATATGTAGTTGATGTTGATGGATTATATGTATTTAAAATACCCGTACTACCTGTACCAAATGATGCTATATTTGGATTGGCAATTGTAATAAATCCGGTAGTACCAGGTGTTGTTGTAACTTGAAATCCAGGTGATGTTGTTCCTGGTGTGCAAGTTATTTTATATGGATTATCTAAAGGATTTGGATAATGTGGTTGTTGCCAAGTAGGGAATGGATGTGTATTCGGTGTAGTATTTGGAACTCCAAATGGAAATTTTGGTGATTCAAGAACCAACACTTTATCTTCTACTTCTGCTAATTTTTCTTTTAATATATCCCATTGTTTTGGAGTGATATTAAATTCATGTACTCCCTCTGTGAATCCTTTTAACCAAAGGACAAATTCATTTGATGTCATAACTATCTATTTTTTAATTGAGATTTTGAATCAATCCCTGTTACATTTTTACTTTTTGGAGTAAGTTCATTTACATCCATCGTCAATTCTAATACCTTTGTTAATCCACTTATATTATAAGTTCTATATGCATCATTTGTTATAACTGGTACTTTACTTACAATTTTTGAATAAAAATCTTTGGCTCCACCTCTCATTTGTAATTTTTCAGTTTTTTCATTTATAAATTTTCCAAAAAACCTTTTAATTAAATTCGGATTTACATTTGATACTTTAACACAATGTACTATGTCCTTTCCTTGTGACACATATAATGTATAAATTATAGGGCCGTTGGTTTCGGTAAAACTTCCTTTTGAACCATCGACATATTTATATTCTTTTACTAAATAAAATTTACCTCTGGTCATTTTTGTACCAGATATAATTTTTTTATCATCAATGAACTTACGATATACTGGATTATAATTTTGCATTATTTATTTAACATTTTCAATTTCGGTAATTGTAACTGTTGAAACTTTGGTTGTGCTTTAGTATAAATACCATATTGATTTAATATCGTATCAAATAATTTGGTCATTTTTGACAAACTAAAATTTTGTTTATTTTGCTTACCTAATTGAAATGATGCGGTTTTATATTTGTCGTAGTTTTTATAAACATCTTTAATTGCAACCAATGCTTTCGAAATGTTTACATTAAACCATTGTGATTCTCTTAATAAGAATTGGTCTGCTGCTGATTCATGTACAGGTTTTAATTCACCCTCTAATAATACCGCACCTTGTTTTAAGAAATCTAATTGACCACTCCATCCACTTACTAATATTGGTTTACCTGTTAAACTAAATTCTAATAAGGGTCTACCAAATCCTTCACCCTTTGTAAAATTCAACATTGCTTTTACTTTTCGATGTTCGTATAACCCATTCATTTCCGATGCAGTTAAATCACCATGTAAAAGATATACATTTACTTTACCATAGTCATTTCCTAATACATCTTTAATTTTTTTAATTGTGGTCTCTCTGTCTAATATGCTAAATCCTGCTGAACTAGTTTTTAATACCAACGCAGGTTTAACTTTTTCGTTTTTGAATGCCATTGCAAATGTCTTAATCATCATTCCCACATTCTTTCTGTCCTCACCCAAATCACCTCTTAACCAATGTCCTACAAATAAAAATGCAAAATCTTCTTTGATTGAATCCAATTGGGTAATGTGTACAACGTCATCAGTTCCAAAATCTTCTTCATCAAATCCTTCAAAAATAATTTCAACAGGTTTTTCAATTCTATGTTGTTTAACAATTTGTTTTGTATTATTATCAGTTTCATTGTAAACACTATCAACTAAACTCTTTTTTGAATGTTCGGATGGAACTAATATTAAATCCATTCTATTACACCCATGTACCCAATCCAATGGTGAATGTGTTGTTTCAATTGCTGCGGTAATTCCAATGTTATAATGTCCTACTGGTTGAAATTCATTTGGTACAGTAACTTGAATATAAATGTCAGGTTTTTGTTCAATACCTGGTATGATATTATCTACTACCCATTTGTGAAAAGGTTTGTCATAATTAAGTGCATCCATTGGAGTTTGTCCCCAACGAGTACTAATAACTTTGATTTCAAATTTATCTAATTTATAAAGAGAATGTAATAAATCTCTTGCGTGGTCACCATACCCACTTCTTGTTGCTACTGGTGCCTGAAATACTAATGTTGGTTTCATACTATAACTCTATTAATTTAAATTTTTCTTTTGGTTTCCAATTTTCAAATGCACCTTCCATACCTTCTACTAATGTAGAACACATTGCTTCTCTACTTAATAACCCATCTCCTAACATCCATTTTCTACCTTTCAATGCAGCTGCGTCTCTATCTTCTTTTGGAGTTTTATACCAATTCATAATCAATGGAGTAATATCTTCAAAATCAACTCTATCATCAAAGATATATGGAGTAGGAACTGAGCCTGTTGTTGAACGAACTGGCCAAATTGGTTTAACCCAATCTCCCCAAACTACACCCGCTTTTTTATGTCTATCGTGTAAAGAACCAATTTGAACATAATCTTCTGCAGTTAATAATTTACCCGTACCTTTATCTCTAAATCCACATTGGTCTTGCATACCACCGGTCACATTTACGATGATTGGTGTTCCTGCCATTACTGATTCTGCCGTTGCTAATCCAAATCCTTCGTTTGATGCTACATTGATTGTGACATCACCAATATTATAAAGATAATTTAATTGTTCTTCGGAGTATCTGTTTGGTGCAAATATTACATTTGTTTCAGGTGAACAACATTCTGCAATTGTTCTTGGTAAATC